CATTGCCTTTTGCAAAGCAGCATTTCTATTTCTAATCCCAGATGCTACACCCTGAAGAGTTGGTTTACCAACTGATTTATCACTGTGATTATCTTTACTTGCAGCTTTCCTTGCATTATTCATGATAGAAGCAACACCACCAACTAATGCAGCACCTGCTAATGCACCAGTAACAATACCTTCTTTTTGAAACCGATCACGGAATTTACGGAGAGGCATAGACTTGTCACGAAACTCTTTTGGAGATTCATAACCAGTGGGTTTAGACCCATCTTTGGTAGAAGAACGACGACCCAAGGTCTTCCTTTCAGAAGACTGAGCCATCTTATCTTTCTTACCATATTGAGTTTTGAATTTCTCCGTTATGGGAGCAGCTTCCTCTATATCGTTTACCTCATCCTCACGGAATGGGGCGTTCGGAAATTTAGCACGTTTCAATGGTTCAACTTTTACTACGTCATGAATGACAGCAAAAGTCTCACCATATGCATCAGTAAGTTCTACATCTTCAAGGAATTTTCTAAAACTTTTCATCAATCAGACTCCCCAGCACGTGGTTTGTATGGGTTTGGTTTTGGTGCTCTCTTCTTGGCGAGTTGACCCTTGATCTTATCTACAGGAGTTTGTCCTTGATAACCTTTAGCACCTTTATCCTTCTTTTTACCTTGCGGTTGGATCGCTTTACCACGAGAGGACATCATGCCACCAGTCTTCCGCATATTGCGACTGACTTTATCAAAGGCACTCTTACCATCACGGGTTCCACCTTTCTCAGATGCTTTCCCAGTCTTATGATCCTTTCCAGTTTCCTTGGCGTAACGAGTACGCTCAATCATCTGGAGTGCTTGTGCTTCTACAGAGTCAAGCATCGGATTGTATGATGCCGTTTGAAGAGGCAGTTTTGCACCAGTCGATTTAGGTGCAGCACCCTTGGGGAATACCTTACGTGCTTCACCAGGAAGGAGAGGTCCCTTCATGATGTTTTCTTTTGCCTGCTCCCGCTTCTTCTTTGTCTTCGCCATGATCCGTGCCTTAGCAGCATCGGCATCTTTTTGAGTAACACGATAACCATCACGGTCAGTCTTCAGACGTTCCATGGGTTTATCGGAGCACGCACCCTCAGTCTTGAGTTCAGGGTTGATCTCGATTTTGTTTTTGATGCCGCTCGTCTTGATGTCTAAATCGTTTTGACGCTTAGCGGCTTCGGAAAAAAAACCGTCGTCCCCCATTTCCTCACGCCAATCAGAATGTTCCTTGACGCAATTGGGGACAGTGCGACCACCCTTGGTCTTGGTTCCTTTTGCCTTGTAACCTTTCCAGCAAGTAGAAGCACCAACGTTTTTACGTGCTGCTGACATGCTGCCTTCTTGAACGGCAGTTTCCTCTTTCTTCACATCGTTTCTATTATTCTTTTCAGCATCCTTGTTCAGTGCCTTGACAATCTTACCAGACTTCTTGTGTGCCTCAGTTCCTTTGTCACCACCTTGTAGTGCTGTACGTGACAGGTTACCTGCCTTACGGAACATGGTGTTTCTCTTATCTCTTGAGAGTTCTTTGTAACCCTCTTCCACATTACCTTCGACGTTCAAAGTCTTTGGGTAGTCCTTGTCACCTTTCTTGGCAGGTGCCTCACCACGCTTACGCTTGGCATGAATGTTTGCCCAGAGACCTTTCTTACCTTCTTCGACGGCAGTCCAAGGAGCATAAAGAGGACCTTGATAATTACCAGCCCAGACACTTTCTTTACGGTGTGCTCTTGGGTTTTTCTCCCCAGAAATACCAACTTCCTTATCTTGGCGACGCTGAGTGCCCACTGCCTTTACAGCACGAGACCTCATGCTCATACTTTTTTTATTCTCTGCCTTCTTAGTAGGACGAGGTAGTGCCCGTTTCTCAGGGTCAGCAGCCATGCTGAATGCTTCTTTACGGGTGTCCTTGCCGTCCGCTTTGCCACCCTTGGCACGTTGGATAGCATTATGAACGGCACCAGCGTGTTCCTTTGAACCGCTTTCTACTTTGCCGTCGCCATCATAATCTTTCTTTGCTTTCTTCTCTTCGAGATAAGGACGACGCAAATCATCATACGTCTGTGCCCAAGGGTTACTCATCTTACGAACGTAGCTTTACCGTTCAATTATTTAGTGAGTCAAAAGTCTTGGGGTAAGAGAAACTTATCTACTTGCCTAGAGTCAGAAATCCATGCTCTAAAGATTTTTTTATCTTCACCCATACAAATCAGGTGATTAGCACCTCTACGGAATACTTGACCCACCTTTCCGTTGGACTCAATAACGGATCCATTCTGGAAAATGTCACCAGAAATATACTGTTCACGGATACTACGCTCATCCACAGGGATGACGTTCAACATCACAAAATTGTATAGTTGACCGTTTCCTTTGAGTGCTAACTCTGAGATTTCTTTTGCTCTTGACTGTCGTACAACGATACTAATCGCGTCAAAACCGTTTTCATAGAGGGAGGAGAGGACATCGTAGATGGTCTCTGCGTTTGCGTCATCAACGAAGGCATCGCCAATCTCAGGATATGCATTTTTTAGCTCTTGAATGTTTGTTTCCCTGCTAGGGAACACGTAGTAGTAAGTGCCACCGGAAACTTCTTCCACAGTGGACAGTATATTAGCAGTTACCTCGTCAGAGTCAAACTTATCAAAGGCAATTGTAAGGGGGTTATCCCGACTGACCTGTTGGAGTGCTGCTTTTGCTTGTCCATTGGCAGAGTTAGGATTAGGTTCCGCAGATGACGGTCCACCTGTTGCTACCTTCCTAGCATAGTCTTCACCATCACCGGTAGTCCTTTTTGCTACAACCGATGCTGCTTTAGATCCTGACGTGCCAAGTCCATCCTCATCCCCAGCAGAGGATGAATACATTTGAAGTAAACCCTGGACAGTTTTTGCCTTTAGGTTTCCTTGGCGGTCATACCAATCGCCGTGACCGTCCCCGACGAGTCCCAAACGCTTCGCTTCTTGCGATGCTTTGGTTACGCGGGCTTCGGATATGAAGGTCGAGAACTTCTTCACTTAGTTTGCTGTAAATTTGATCCTGATACTTCTGGACCCACACCATCAAAGGTGCTCGGTACTGCTTGTATTTATCGGTGTCAGTAATCATCAATACAAATCGACAGAAACTATTCATCTGCCTCTTCCTTGTCATCCTACGATTACCCTCAGGAGTTGATCGATAGATCTCGATAATTGAATCAATAATTTCGTTCATTGGTCAATAGTAAGGTCGTCACACCAAGCACTTCTACTGTTGTCAGACAAATCATTCACTCTTGTTCTGAGGTCATGCTTGACAACCTCACTTTCACTGTCAATAAACTGTTCGTCATAAAAGAATTTTACAAACTGATCATATACAGAAGCAGTCTTTTCTTTGAAAGGAGTGGAGTCAGATACCTGATGTAACTCAATGCCTCTTGACTCACATTCTTGCCTAAACTTAGCAGTCATTTCATCATTCCACACGTCTCTGTCACGTGTTGCTTCATTACATGCACGTTTCAATTGTTTTCTTAGACAAGCATCCTCTTCTTCTTTAGTATGCTCTCTGTAATCACACTCACACTTGATTACATTCCTCCAAAACTGATGAGATGCAAGAATGATATTGGTATTGATGCTGTGATTCAGTTCAGTAACCACCTTCTTAGACATATCAAAGGAGGGCATGTCTGTCTCATATGCATCAGCGTCAGAATCAGTGACCTCAGCACCCAAAGACTCAAAAATTTTCTCTGATACTGCAGTATGGTATTGGAGACTAACTTTACTACCTTCAAAATCCTCAGGTGATGTATAGGGTTTGTCCCCAGCAATCAATTTAGATCCACCCCAAGACACCATTGCCATAGGTTTTACTTTCAACTGATTACGATAGTAAATAAGTTCTTCACCCATTTTAGATTGCATAAACGCAGTGGCATGCGTTTCATTTCTAAAAAGAAATGGCATTTCAATGCTTGACCAATCACTTTCAACAAAATCTAAATCTTTTCCCTTAGTTTGACGATTCTGATAACGCTCTTTGATCTTTTGTGCAAACAAAGGTGCAGGAAAATCTGCTAGTTGGATCTCATTTTCTTTCAACAATCTAAGAACATCATCATGATCAATCTCAACTCCATCATTATACTTGACTGCATACTCTTGAGCAGACATAATTTCAAAATTGACTCTACCAGGCATACGGCGATCCATATGATGCTCGAATGACTTAGCAATTCTCATAAAAAAATCAAGTGGTTCATTAGAAAGAATCCACTTGACAGTATATTTCTTGAGATGCTTTGGATCAATTTTTGCCATTACTATCCCCAATACCTAGCAATAATATGTATATTTGGGTCTAGTTCATGGTTCTTGGGGTGCTGATGGAGAATAGCAAGTCCCATCGACGGTCTAAACTCTAAAGAATTTTCTTGACGTGGAGCACAACCATCCCTATATGAATAGATGATGGGAGGGAGACGATATCTTTTGATCTTTTCGTTGTGGTAGAAGTCATCAGTGCCAGCATACTTAGCAACAAACCCCTTGGCATCCTGCATCCAGTGATCATAGATGTGCTTTGCATCATCCCATGCAATTACACTGGAATTGAACATCGATTTGGTTGGGTTTTTGACTTGAAAAGGCAATCCTTTCCAAGAAGAATAGACCAGAGCAAATGGACTATTACTTTCTAAAATCTTGGTGATGTCTCCATGGATGATTACATCTAAATCAAAGAAAATTTTACGTTTGAAGTCCTGTATTTCAGGACGGACAAACATATTGATCTTCCACCATGCTGGCCACCAATTCTCCCATTGAGAATATTCAGTAACATCAATCTCAACCACAGTAACACCTTCTTTGATGCCACTAGGGTTATCAGTAAAACAAAAAAATGGTACATCGATTTGACGATGCACCATGTCGTAGAGTTTGTTTACATATTCTGCATCAAATTTGTCTCCAATTTTGATGCAGGTAATACAAAGGTTAGATGTCTCCATCTTTACGATTCTCTGAATAGAACTCACTGAAATGCCCCTCAGGGAAACGTGCTTCCAGTTTCTTGATGTTCATATCTAGCACTTCATCCATGTCCACATCCAGTGCCATACATGCTTGTGCCACATACCACATCACATCACCCAATTCTCTCTTTAGGTGATACAAGTTCTCTTCATTAGCAGGTTTGCCTTGGAAAATCATTTTCTTTACGATCTCCGTAAACTCACCACCTTCAGCAGAGATGCCTACAGCAGCAGTTAGAAGACGTTGGATTGCAATTTCACCACCAAGTTCTTGCAGACGGTAGATGAAAGCATCAGAATCTTGTGATTCAGTGCTAGTAACACCGTTTACAAAACGTTGGTAATTAGAAAAATCTACTCCCATTTGAAGTCGTCGAATTTTGATTTGGATTTTGTGTTGTCGTCTTTCGACGTGTGTTGTACTTCTACGATGTCGTCAACCAGGTCTTCCTGTGCTGTCTGTTCGCAGTCGTACAATCTCATCTTAGCACGGTCAATCCCCACGACAAACCGCTTATGCATGTTGATATCGTTGTAACGATTCTTCAACTGCTTGACCATTATTTGGCTAAGTCGTTCCATATCTTCGGTAGAAACCAAAGCGAACATAAGATCAGCGGTAGCTGGAAGGCCAAATGATTCAGAAGTATCAGTAAGGTTAGGGTCTGAACTAGAAAAACCAGAGCGAGTAGTCTGCGTAGCTGAGACCACTGGGACAGCGGTTTC